GTCCAGCGCATGCGACCGCGAAATTGGCGGGTGGGGGGTGGCGGTGAGGGGTAGGAAGCCGAAGCCGACGGCGATGAAGGTGTTGGCCGGGAATCCGGGGAAGCGGGCACTCAACTCGAACGAGCCGCGGCCGCCGGTGCCGACCGGAACGCCGCACGCGCCGACGCATCTCAATGACGAGGGCAAGCGGGAGTGGCGGCGGATGGCGCGCGTGCTCCTGCGGATGGGTCTGTACACGGACGTCGACCGTGCGGCGCTGGCATTGTATGCCGACGGTTGGGGGCTGTGGGTCGAGGCGGTCGGGCATCTGCGCGAGGAAGGCGAGGTGCTAGTCACGGAGTCCGGCTACCACTATGCCAACCCGTGGCGCGGCGTGGCGAACCGGGCACAGGACACCATGCGGCGGATGTTCGCTGAGTTCGGGCTGACGCCTTCGGCGCGGGCACGGCTGAGCGTGCCGCAGACGCCCGAGGAGCCCTCGCTCGCGGAGCAGCTGTTCGCGATGGTGAACGAGGGCAGCGAGGCTGACGGTGAGTGAGTTCCGGTTGCGGCGGCGGCGGGGACTGGATTTGTGGTGGCACACGCTGCGGGCGCTGATATGGCACTACCGCTTCCTGCGGGGAGGCGGATGCGGCCGGCGGGATGCGTGGTGGCTGGCCGGGCAGTTCAGCCGGGCGGCCGCCCTGGGGGTCGAGGGCGATGGGCATTGAGGTGACGGCGGAGCGCTATGTGGACGATGTGCTCGCCGGGCGGCAGGTGGCGTGCAAGTGGGTGCGGTTGGCGTGCGAGCGCCACCGGCGGGACCTTGACATGGGGAGTGAGCGCGGGCTGTGGTTCGACGCGCGCGCGGCGCACGTGGTGATCGCGTTCTTCAGCCTACTGAAGCACTCGAAGGGCGAGTGGGCGGGCAGGCCGATTGTATTGGAGCCCTGGGAGCAGTTCGTGCTCTGGAACGTGTTCGGGTGGCGCCGCGAGGACGGGACGCGCCGGTTCCGGACGGCGATCCTGGAGGTGGCGCGCAAAAACGGGAAAACCACCCTGGCGGCCGGCGTGGGGCTGTATCTGCTGGTGGCGGACGGCGAGCCGGGGGCGGAGGTGTACTCCGCGGCGACAAAGCGCGACCAGGCACGGCTCTCCCACGCAGAGGCGACGCGAATGGCGAAGGCGAGCCCGCAGCTGCGCCGGGAGGTGCGGATCTTCAAGGACAACATCCACATCCCCGACACGGCGAGCAAGTTTGAGCCCCTGGGGGCGGACTCGGACACGCTGGACGGGCTGAACGTGCACGGGGCGATCATCGACGAGATCCACGCGCACAAGTCGCGGGATACCTGGGACCTCCTGGAGACGGCGACGGGCGCACGGCGGCAGCCGCTGATGTTCGGGATCTCGACGAGCGGATTCGACCGGCAGAGCCTGTTCTGGACCCAGCACGAGTACACCCAGAAGGTGCTCGACGGGGTGGTGCTGGATGATTCGTGGTTCGGGATCATCTACACGGTCGACGAGGGAGACGACTGGCAGGACGAGGGCACCTGGGTGAAGGCGAACCCGAACCTGGGCGTGAGCAAGAAGTGGGACGATATGCGGCGTAAGGCAGCGCGCGCGGCGGAGATGCCGGCAGCGCTGAATGCGTTTTTGCGATTGGAGCTGGACATCTGGACACAGGCCGAGACGAAGTGGGTAAACCTGGAGCACTGGCGGGCGTGTGGGCTCGCTGTGGATGAGCTAGGGTTGCGCGGGCGCACGTGCTATGGGGGCCTGGATCTTTCGAGCACGACGGATGTAACGGCGTTCGTGCTGGTATTCCCTCCGCAGGCGGAGGGGGATACCTACCAGGTGCTGTGCCGCTTCTGGATCCCGGAGGACTCGATGCACGACCGGGTGCGGCGTGATCGGGTGCCCTATGACGCATGGGTGCGCCAGGGGTTTATGACGGCGACGCCCGGGAATGTGGTGGATTATGACTACGTGCTGGCGCAGATCGGGGAGGACCGCGAGGCGTTCGACCTGCAGCAGGTGGCATTCGACCGGTGGGGCGCGGCGCAGATCCAGAGCCAGCTGATCGACAAGCACGGGGAAGAGTTCCTGGTGCAGTTCGGGCAGGGGTTCGCCTCGATGAGCGCGCCGATGAAGGAATTGGAGAAGCTGATCCTGGGGCACCAGCTGGCGCACGGGAACAATCCGGTGCTGACGTGGATGGCGGACAACCTGGTGGCGCGCGAGGATCCGGCGGGCAACATCAAGCCGGACAAGGAAAAGAGCACGGAGAAGATCGACGGGATGGTGGCGTTGATCATGGCGTTGGACCGGGCGACGCGGCATGAGGGGCCCCGGCGGAGTGTATACGAGGACCGCGGGCTGGAGGCGGTGTAGGGGATGAGCGAGAAGGCGAAAAAGCGAGCAGGCGAAAAGGCGAATCCGAGGTGCTATCTGCGAGGGACGTCGGCTTTGGGGCTGCTCAACATGGTGATGGGGTGCATCGCGAATCGTGTGCTCGTCAGAATCTTTGACGCTGACACGGAAAAGACGGTGGCATGGCGTTGGGATAGAGCAACGGATCATCCACCGGAGGCAAAATGACTGACACAGATCGGCGGGACGGGATCGTGGCGGCGGTGATGGCGGTGTATGTGGCGGGCATCCTGGTAATCGGGCTGCTGTGCCGGTGGTTGGGGGGCTGATGCCGTATCCGGAGAAGCGGGTGGTGATCGTGAACACGCGCACGGCCCTAGCGTTCCGCGGGGTGTTGTGGCGGCGGCGCTGGGGGTATGTGGTGCTGCGCAATGCGGAGCTGCTGAAGGGCCGTGGCGAGACGGTGCCGGTGGACGGCGAGGTGGTGATCGCCCGGGATAACGTGGATTTCATCCAGGTGGTCTGAGAATGAGCGAATGAGCGAAAAAGCGAGAATCCAGAAGAGAGAAGAGAGAATCCGGAGCGGTACGGTCCGGGGGAGATAGCTATGGTGGTGGTACAGAGTAACGTGACACTGGTGGACATGCCGGCGGGCTGGTGGCCCGCACCGGCATATGGATCGATGACGCTGTATGACCAGTTCACGTATGACTATGCCACGCTATGGAAAACGCAGCCGAATGTCCGCGTGTGTGTGGATTTTCTGGCCCGGAACATCGCGCAGCTCGGACTGCACGTGTTCCGGCGCGTGAGCGAGACAGACCGCGAGCGGTTGCGGGACCACGGGCTGGCGCGGCTGATCGCGCGGCCCTTGCCGAGCCAATACAAGGTGACGCGCTACCGGCTGATCGAGAGCCTTGTGGCGGATCTGGGAGTCTATTTCAACGCGTTCTGGCTGAAGCTGCCCTCGGATCAGGGCGGCGTGGGCGGGCTGCTGCGGATCCCCCCACCCTATGTAGCGGTGAAGGGCGGGCTGGTGCCGACGGCGTACGAGGTGACGGTGGGCGGACGCATGCAGGCGATCGCGCCGGCGGGAATCGTGCACTTCCGCGGGTACAACGCGGAGAATCCGCTGGTGGGCTTGAGCCCGCTGGAGACGCTGCGGCGGGTGTTGGCAGAGGAGCACGCGGCGGGGGATTATCGGGAGCATTTCTGGCGCAACGCGGCACGCATGCACGGGATCATCACGCGGCCTGCGGACGCGCCGCGGTGGAGCGCCACGGCCCGCGAGCGCTTCAAGGCGGAGTTCGAGGAGCTCTACTCGGGCAAGGAGAACAGCGGCAAGACGGCGATCCTCGAAGAGGGAATGGAGTGGAAGGCCGGCCAGTTTAACGCGCAGGAGAGCGAGTATCTGGGCGGGCGCAAGCTCACGCGCGAGGAATGCGCGCGGGCGTATCACATTCCCTTGCCGATGGTGGGGATCCTGGATCACGCGACGTTCAGCAACATCAAGGAGCAGCACAAGCAGCTCTATCAGGACAGTCTGGGGCCGTGGCTGGCGATGATCGAGGACGACCTCGACCTGCAGCTGGTGCCGGATTTCGCGGACGCGGACGGGGTGTACACCGAGTTCAACATCGCCGAGAAGCTGCAAGGGAGCTTCGAGGAGCAGACGGCAGCGATGCAGACGGCGGTGGGCCGACCATGGATGACGCCGAATGAGGCGCGGGCACGGCTGAACATGCCCAGCCTCGGCGGGGACGCGGATGAGCTGGCGACGCCGCTGAATGTGCTGGTGGGACGGGGAAGCGGGGGATCGGAGACTCCGGAGACAGAGGAGAGCGGAGAGAAGGGGCGCGCGTTGGCTGCGCAGAAACCCTCGCAGGGTGCAGAAACCCTGCGAGGGG